AGAAGCGTGTAGACGTTCCGCCTCTCCGCATCTTTGACCATCGCCACAATGTCGGCGATTTGTTCTGCTTGGAGTCCCATGTGAATTTATCCTTTCTCAGACGGCTAAACGCCGCTCCAGTTGATGCCCTGCTCCTTTCCGTAGGCCGCGACCTTCGAGACAAGTTGGGCATCGGATTCCTCTTCCGTCAGTTCCTTGGCGGGCGGGGCCCCCCTTGGTTTTGACGAAGAGAGGAATTTCCCCGCAGCGTCTCGCAAGCGGTCAACCGTCTGTCGTTGTTCTTCTTTGCGAACCTTTTCAGGGTTAAAGACTGCCTCTGGGAATACGGCGGCCAGTGCCCGTTTCCCCCATTGCGGATCGCACTCCGTAGGGTCCACACCAAACACTTGGCACACCGCCTCGTAGGCTCGAAACAACACGTCGCGCTTGGCCTGCTTGTCCTTGGGCACCGAACTGCCCTTACCAAACAAGTCCTCGTGACCCAAACCATCGACCATGCTGTCGAACCTCTTGTCGAACGCGCTCTGCTGGTGTTGAAGAAGTTCCGCGACTTGGGCTTCCAAGGCGTCGATCCGCCCTTTGTAATGGGCGTCTCGCTTGACAATCGCCTCGTCGTACAGGTCCGGGTCCAGCTCGGGCGCGTCCTCGTCTTCGGCCTTTGGCGGCGGCTTTTCTCGCCGCTTCGGCTTCTCTTCCTCAGTCTCTTCAGACTGGAAGCGTTCGATCAGTCTCCGATCGAACGACGCAAGCGTCTCCTCCAGATCACCTGCCTGGTGGAGTCGCTGGGCCAACTCTTTCGACATGCCGGCCCCTTCCACGCGAGCCTGAAGCTCATCGCTCAGGTCGGTGGGTTCTTCGTCCTTCTCCTCCAGCTTTTCAGCCTTTGGCTCCTTGGACGGCTTTTCCTCGGGCTCTTCACCCGGTTGTTCGCTTTCGAGCATCTTCGTCACGTTCGCAACGATTTCCTCGTGCGCCTTCTCCTCGGCGGCTTCGTCATGCACGATAGTCGCCTCGTCTTGGGGCTCCGTGACGGCTTGAGTTTCTTCACTCATGTCTGGCTCCTAGATTTCATCTCCGTACCCGCCGTCAAGGTTCACCAACCTCGGTTCACCCTGATCCGCACGGCGGCGGTTGATCTCTCGCATGTATCGCTTCTTCTCGGTGCGGGTGCCTACGAACATCCCGTCCGCCCGAAAAGGTGTTCCGCAACCCATTTCCTGGGCCACTTCGTTGGCCTCGACGATCTGCTGTTTCCCAACTCTCAGCGAACGGCTCACGTCGCTTCGATGGCCCACAAGGGCCGGTGCGCCGAACAGTGTTGACTTCTTCTTGGACCTTTTACGTCTGCCCATTTCCTTGCCCCATCATTTGAAGTGCCTGCATCGCCATTCCCGACCGAGTAGGACCGGGAGCGCTGCGGCGCACATAGTTCCTGGTCGTTGTCGGAGATTGCCGGGCAGCACCCTCCGCCATCATTTCCTGTTCTTCCGGCGCCACGGGCCTCACGAGCCCTTGTGCCTCCGGCATGTCGAGGTACTGCGCTGCGATCTCCAGAAGCCGGCTCATGTCCGGCGTTCCGTCGAGAATGCCCATCTGCACCGCGGGCATAATCAGCCGCTCCCAGAGCATCAGAAGCGACTGGAAGCGCTGCTCCGGGGAACGATAGATGCCGGTGTAGGGCTCGATCTTCAGCAGGAAGGAGTTGAACTGGCCGGGCATGGCCTCCGCTTTGGCCGCATTGAACGTCTGGGAGAAGCGGATGTCCGTCCCTTCTACCTGCCCGACGATTGGGATGGGCTCTTCTTGTTCGTGGTACAGATACCACCGGATCGCCTCGAAGACTTCCACCTGGAAGTCGGCAGTGTCTACCTCGTGAAGCTGGATCTTTCCTCCGGCGCTCTGGCTAATCATCTGCTCTTGAGTGGCGGTCGGCGTCTGTGCTCCCAGGCCCGAAAGCACGTCCGTATTGCCCCCGATGATCGAGGCCAGTTCCCGTGTCTGAAGGAGCATCCCCAATAGAGATTGGTCGGGGCCGTTGAAGTTGAACTCCTGAACGGCAGACGGATCGCGCATTCGCACGATCTGCCGGCTGGAGGCGTCTCGGACGCTCTCAGCGTCCCCTTCGTGCCCTGGCCTGAATCCCAAGACCGTCTTGGCTTCACGGGTCTGGTCGATGAGCTTTCGGAAGGTGCTGTTCAACGAGTCGTGAACCAGCGCCAAGTCAGCCTGAATGGCCACGGGGATGGCTTGGTCGGGAAGCTCCCGGTAGTACAAGAAGAGATAAGGACCCCCTGGACGGCTACGCCACGGTCGGACGTTGGCAATTTCCCCTGTGCCATTGACCGGAGTGGTGACGATCACGTTCTCCCGCGGAACCCACAGGTCCCACAGCCAGTACCTCTTCCGAAATTGAGCCTGCCCCTCCCCGTCCACCCCGCGGCTGATCGCGCCGGCCGTTTCGTGACCGTGCTCGTCGATCCACCGTTTTTCTTCTTCCTGAAGGTCTGCCGGCTTGACTCCTGGCAGGTATTGGTCGATGTCTTCCTTGTCCACCCAGTAGGCATGTCCACAGAACTCGCGCTCTTCAAGACAGTCGGCCTGACAGTCGTGGACCCACGACTCCAGGGAAATGACCTGCACTTCCAATCTGCCAATACCAACTTCGCCCTCTTCGTCTAACTCGGGGGCGATCTCCCGAATGGGCACGTTCCTGCCGTGGATCATTCCGATCCGGCAGATTCCGATGCCGTAGAGTGCATCTTGGACTAACCTGCGGAACTTCCGCCTGAGATTCACCCGCTGCGCTACCTTGTTCACGGCGAGCGTCTGTTCGTAGGCGGCGGCCTCCATTCCGGCCCCACCGGGAATCACCAGGGCCTTCGGGTCTCCGCCGGCAAGATGCTGAACCAGCGCCCATTCCTGAAGGGCCATCTGGTTGAGAGGTGTCTGCTCGTCGCTGGGAAACCATTCAGAGCCCTTCGCCCGGTCGAGAAGATCACGACGCGCTTTGCGGACCTCTTCCAGTTTCTTCCTGGAGTGGTCCACCATGTCCATCAGGTGGCGGCGGTCTTCTTTGTCGTCGAAGTTCATCGGCAGCCTCAAAAAGAAAAGGGGGGCCAACGCTTCTGCGCGGCCCCCGTAAAAGGCTGCGATGTTTACGGCATCTCGACGGAGATCAGCCGTCTATGCCTTGGGTGAGCCAGCGCCTAAGAAGCGCTGGCCCCTCTTGTCTTCTCGATTCGCTCTCTCCCCCTTGTGTCAAGTGATTTTCGACCCGTGATTTGTTCTGCTTTTGAGACAAGTTCCCGCCAGGCTTCCATGCCGCCGTTGTTTTCCGGCCCAAGCCCTTCGCTGTATCCGTGGTCATCCATGTCAAGGATGGCATGCGCAAGCGTCGGGGATATTTCAACCTTCTCGTGCGGGTTTCCGCTATCCATCGGGTTCTCCCTCCGAATCTTCATCTTCGGGGCCCCAGAACTCGTCCGCCAGTTCCTCGTCCGTCCGATCGGGAAGCGGCGGGAGCCCAAGCCAGAATCTCATAAACCGTGGCACTTTCGGCTCAGTTGAACTTGTAGGGGCTTCCACTTTCCTTCTCCATCGCCTTGCGTATCTCCCTTCGCCCCGCCACGGATAGCGGCGAATAGTTCGGCCTCACCTCCGTTACCGTCTTCGGCTGATCGTCCATTACCTTCACCGCCAGAGCGTCGGCAATTACCCTGTCGCCATGCTGATCCCTCGCCCCGCTCGGGTCCTCATTCTCATTGAGCGACGAGTGCTCCACCCAATTGTTGCCGAGGAACAGGTACTCAAGAGTCTCAAGCATCGCCTGCTCCGAGCGGTTGCAAATCGTCCGGTCTGCCAAGGCGCCCCGATATTGCGAAAGAAGCTGGTACTTGTTGTCCCGCGTCGGAGCCCAGCCCGCATTGGCACTCGTCTCCCCCGTGTCCACCTTGGACGGACGCTTGTAGAACCTCCCATACCCCCATTCCACCACGGCGTCCCCGAAAGCGCGACCACTTCCATTCGTCTCCCAGATCATGTAAGCGTCCCAGAACCACTTGCACACCGCAATGGCGAGCTTCGCCAGACGCTCCGGCTTGATGTGCGGATCGACGTACTGACCCACCTTCTCAGAGGACTTCGCATCCCAGATCGACAGAACGCTATTGCTCGCCCCAGTCCCGGCCGCTGCGTCCACTCCCACGACATAGGGACGAGCCGGCGGGCGATAGGTGGTAGGCTTTTCTCCAAGTAGGTGACACCACAGTTCCATGCACCCGTGACCGTGTTGCCTGAATTCCAGCGGGTCCAGCGTTTCGTGGTCGAACTCCAAATCTCCGATGTACTTGGGGAAACAGCAGTACATCGCGATCAGGCTGTGAACGTCCTTCTGGTCGAAGAACTGATACCCCGCCCCACCGTAGTCGATTAGGATTTCTTGGGCGATCTCCGCTTTCGTCGCCGCGCGGGCGCATTGGGTGTCGAACCACGGACTCCTGACGACGTACTCTTCCCAGAATCCACGCCTCTTCAGCGAAGCGATCAGATCCGCATTCTCTTCCAAGTAGGCGTCCAGCTCGCGCTTCTTCGTGCCCCTCGCCGGTTTCGGCTTCCCTTCCTCATCGAGCTTGTACTGGAGCCGGGCATACTCGGGATGGTCGGTCCAGAAGAACCGCAACGGCCTGACCTGTTTCGGATTCTGCCGGCTCAACTGCACGATCCGGTAATGAGCGTTCCCCGTCCCCTTGGGAGTCGAGTTGAACCACCGCGTTCCCGTGGCATCGCGGGTGGACTTTAGAATCCCCATCCCCACGTCACAAGCACCGAACTCGTCGTGCAACACCGCCGTAAAGGTTCCTCCTCGCCCTGAATCCTCCGTCGTCGCTTCTCCGACCATCGTGTTCCCGTTGGCCGGGTTGATGATCCGCTTCACCAGCCGGTGCTTCTTCGGGTCCCACCCCGGAGGCATCATCCACATCGGAAGATGATTGTGGATGTAGTCCAACTTCCAGAACAGACTCTTCGGCTCGTTGCTCCTGTCAACGTACTCGTCAGACCGGGAGAGCAGCAGGAAATTCTGCCCGAGCCGATAAAGCCAACACCAGTCGATCACCGCGTCAAACATCCAACTGGCGCCCATCTGCCGAGACTTCTCGACCGATACGTCGAACCCTTCGTCCAGGGAATCGAAGATGACATCGAAACCCTTGTCCTGGTACGGATAGCTGATGAACGGCAACTTCTTCCGAGGCTGCGAACGCTTCTGGTTGATCGTCCAGGCAAAGGTGTTCAGCCAGAAGAAAAAGTCCGCCCGACAAGCCCCCCGCATCATCCCCGCAAACTCCGGCTCCACCATCGCCCGACGACATATCTCCTGCCGGAACAAGAGATTCGACACCGGCCCCTTGGGGACCATGCCGTAGAAGTCAGTCGCGTGCTTGGGCAGCCTAGTCATCCTTGCCCCAACTCCTTGCCGTTGACAAAGAGCCTGATCTGTTTCCCGACCGGCGCATCGGGATCGGAAATTATGCCGACTCGCACATAAGTGTCCGTCCCGGCCGCCGGATCAGCGCCCACGACATACTTGGCAGGCTTCGGCCGACGGGCCCTCAGCCCCAGTGGCGCCAGAATCGCCCCCACCAACGCACCGAAAAAACCTCGCCGCTTCATGTCGCCGCCTCCTCCCTCTTCATTTCAACCAACTTTTCCAAGTGTGCCCGAGCTTTTTCCAGATCTTTACTAGCTTGGATGGATCTGGTAACTGCAAAGAAGAATTTGCTCCATGCAGAACGTATCTGCCTTTTAGTCGGCTTCGTCATGCCGCAGCCTCCTTCAGCAACTCCGCAAACCCCGGCTCCAGCTCCACCAGCCGCTCACCAC